CCTGCCTCGCCTCCAAAGCCGCGATGATTTTTTCCTTGTTCCTTATGTATTTATCAGGGATGCCCTCCAGGTATAGGATGGCGTCCTGAATGATACCCTTGCTAAACAGGTTGTCCATTGTTTGAAGCTGGCTCAGCTCTGACCAGTAAGCGCTGCTGCCGATATCCACGTTCATGTCCATGTTCGCCGCGTCAAGATTACCAAAGTCGAAGTTGAGCTCAATCTCCGATGGAACGTCTATCCCCGCCGAGGCGAGCGCCTGGATATCTTCCGCGCTCATCACGTAACGGGCGTCCACCATGACGGCGCGCGGACCGTAGTCCGTCCTCATCATCTCGACCATGATCCTCACGCCATCTTCCACGAACCGGAAATATTCCATGCGCTGGATCTCAAGCGGCATCGCCGTCGCTTTCTGAGCCGCGATTATAGCCGACGTGTTGTCCGGCCTCACCGTGCCAAGAGCCGAGTCGCTCGCGCCCATAAACTGCATCGTCCGCTCTATCAGGTTATCTATAGTCAACAGCACCTGGTTACTCATGTCCGGAACCCGGAAGCCTGTCGCTATCGCGTCGTTCGGCGAGCCGATAACGCCCATCGCCACGCCCGGCCCGGACTTCCAGTTTCCCATGACCTTTGTCTGGTCAAAGATAACCTGCGGGAACGCCATAGTCTTTATGTGGTGAATCGCCATGGAGAACAAACGGTTAATCGCTACCTGGTTTGGTATGAGCCCCGTCACCGCCGCCGCCCCATGGCAGGAGTTCTTCACCCGCTCCCACGAGAAGTAAGCGATAGGGTACATCGCGTATTTCGTGTCCCACGCTTTCCGGATAACCACGCTCGCCGCGCTTACCTGACACCAGACCGAGCCCTTCTCCATCCAATACTTCGTGAGGATGGTCACCAAGTCATTGTCCGTCTCGTTATTGCCCATGATGTTCTGCTCGTTGTCCGGCGCGAGAAGCTCCGGGTCAGCCCCGTGCTTCCTCGCCAGCTCCTTAGCGTCATCAAGAGGCTTATATGTCGCGAACAAGATATACGGCTGGGCCTGGACGTCAGCCGACTGCGTGTTGCCAAAGAATACGTCGATATTTTCCACGACCTCGGCCCGCAGGATCTCCGCGTCAACGTCATAGTAGTAATGGACGCAGGCGTCGCCATCAACCGCGGCGTTACGCACTGAGAGCCGGTTCGCCTCTTTCATCTTGCCCCGCTCCCAGGACTTCTCAACCTCTCTCGCAAGGATCCTCGCGATCATCTCCTGCCCGTCCTTCCGCTCGAAGGGCGTGAAGTTTACCGTGATATCGTCGGTAACGATCATCGCGATGAAGTAAGACACGACGCGCTTGAGCACGTTGATGACAGGCTTCTCAAGATCCGGGGCGTTCAGCCCTTCCCATTGCTTGCCTATATAAAAATTCTCGTTATTCTTGTAATTCTCGTAGAGGCCAACGGACTGCTTGCTCGATCTCCCGCGCTCGTACTCAGCCCATATTTCCTTAGCTTCTTTCTTAATCTTCATTTGGGCCTCCCGTCATAAGTCGTGAAATCTTGCCACTGCCTCTCAATGGGCGGCGCGCCCTCCGAGGCCCGCAAGCCGTTGCGCCGTAACCAATCGCCAAAATCCGCGGGCGTCTCGAAAAGAGGCCCGCCAGGATCGATTGTAGTCTGCCTTGAGGTCGGCGGCAATGGTTTAAGACGTTCCAGAATGTAACCTATCAAGAGACCAACGCCCACGCCAATCATCATGGCCGCGAAATAATTATGCATAAGCCCTCCCCCAACTCAAAAAATCAGCCGACTGCTCCGCGTACCCGCGAGTCGCCTCCGGCTCGACAAGCGCCGCGATAGGCCGCTCAGTCACGTAGTACCTGATAGCGTCCGGCATGTGCGTGATGTCGTGCGGATCCCGCGCGCAGTCGTTCGGCTTCTTGTCGTCATGCTGTAATGACGGGACGCAGCGGATAGCGTTCCGGCACGTCTCGAAAAACCTCAGTCGCGCTTTCGTCTGGCCGAGCTCGTCAACGTAAGGGTTAAGAAACTCGGCCAGCGCCAGCCAGCCTTGGACCCTGTCATTCTTTGACCTTATAAGCGGGATCCCCGCTTCCCGGAAATAATCCGCGGCGCTTTTGCCCGTGTCGGATTGGCGCGCCCAGAGATCCGGCGGCGCGTAAAACGCGGTCACGTCCTCATCGCGCCCGACCTGGTATATCCGCTCTATGGCCCGCGACACGATAAGTTTCGACTCGTGCAGCTCCTTGTAAGCGTAATGGTTACCCAACTCATCCACGGCGATCCAGCAGACGGCCAGCATATCCATGCCGTAGTCCATCGTCGCGTACTTACGCCACCATGGCTCTATCCGGATGGGCTTGATGACATGGATCCGAGGGTCCCACATGGAGAAGTATTGCCCCTCGAAAACGTCCCAGCGCCCTTCCTTCAGCGCCAGGCGCTCCTTGTCCGGAAGCGCGTCAAGCCGATCCACGTAGTCCGGGTCAGTGGCCATCAGGAAGTTATTGTCCTTAACGAAAGCCTGTATGAATACCCGGGTAAGCTTCCCGTCCGTGATGAGCTCGCCCGGGGGCGCCGGGTCGATAAACCGCCGCTTCACCCAGACGTGCCCCACGTTTCCGGGGTTCGTCGTTGACTTCACCGACTTGGGGAACGCGTTAGCCCCGCGGCAGCGGGACAGAAGATATAAGTACATCGACTCGGTGAAGTGCGTAAGCTCGTCAAAACGGATAACATCGTACTCAGCCGACTGGTACTTATAGACATCGTTCTCCGCGTCGCAGAAGCCGTAGTCTATGACTGACCCATTGCGGTGCCGGTAACTATGCGTCGTTTGATTATACTTCCCAAGCCCCCGCGGGAACAGCCCCAGCGCGGTCCGAATGATACTTTTCTCAAGCTCCGGGAACGTCCGGCGCAGGATAAGCTGCTTGCTGCCGGGGTACTTGTTGGAATATATAAAAGCGTCCACCACTTGCCCGAAGCTTTTCCCGCCGCCGGCCGCCCCGCCGAACAGCGTCTCAAACGCCGGGCTCTCAATGAACTGCCGCTGCTTTTCCGTTATGTTGAGATCCATGAATCAACTCCAATTTTGGCCGCTTATTTCCGGCGCTTCTTTTTATGCCTTTCTCTCTTACCATTTTATAGAAATACTCCCAGAACAATGACTCGTTTCCTGCCAGCGAGTCCAGCTTCTCGATTTCTTTAGACGCGCAATAGCATATCGTTCCCTGTGAGTATCCCTCGTCCTCAAGCGGCTTAATCCGCGAGTGGTAAAGCGTCGCGTAAAACCCAATATCCAAAACATAGAAAAGGTCAAAGTAATTACTAAAGTAATTCCTCACTCGCCCCCACCTCTTTGAACTCGCTTAACCGCGTCTTATCCTTCTTGTCCCTCCATAAAACCGCGTGATTAATAGCGTAGACATTCGCCTTGCCGTCTTTTCGCGCCGATATCAGTTTATGTTCCAACAGGGTTTTTATCGCGTCGCTCACCGCTGGTTGACTCGCCCCGATTTTTTTCGCCATCTCCGCTTGCGTCATCGGTTTTACCGCGTTTCGCCTGTCAGCTATGGACGCCAGAAAAAAGAAAAGCGAGACAGCCATCGGGCTTTGTCTCGCCAGCCTGGAAATCGTAAGGCAGTAAGCGTTGTTAAGTTGACTATACCTTCTGAATGGCCCAATGTTTTTAAGCCTACGCCTCCGAGCCTTAGCCTCGTCCTCCAGACGCAGGTCAGCCATCCGCTCCTCGTGCGTCATTTGGTTCATTTTCGCGATATCGCGGTCATCGCCAACATATAAACTCCGCATAAAACCTCACGAAACGTCATTGGTCAAAAGGTCAAAGCGTTTTACTTCCGATAACATAAATACATATATCCCACAGCTATACGTTTTTCGCCCTGTTTTTGGCTCAGCGTCAACGAAAACCGGCAAAATACATTGTATCTTACTCTTTCTTTATATACTTTCTTAAAATTCCGAGCGATTCGCGCGACTAAGCCTGTTCCATTTTGGCTCCTTCTCCAGCGCGTCACCTATCGGGCAATTGTCCGTAAGCGAGCATTTCCTCGACATCATTCTCTCCTCCTGCCCGCCCGTTCTCCTGTCGGCCATTATTATAGGCACGCCGTCAAATATCCGCTCAGATTTTATCCAGCCCGTCTCCACCTCAATCACCCGGACTATCGTTATAACGCCCACGCTATGTCACCTCACTTATTATCTTTCCATCTATTTCCAGTGATGGCAATAAGGGTATATTTCGCGGAATGGCGTATCAGTAGTATTGCCAGTAACTTCCAGTAAGGGCGTATGTCAGATATTTTGAGTGAGGGTGTCGATACGTACCCCACACCCCCCCTCGGGCGGCTCTGTTTCCCTGCCCCTGGGGTACCCCTCTGAGTCACCACGGTATAGCCCTGGGATGTGTAAAACCATCTACAAACAGCCATAAAAAAAAGAGCTCATTATAAGAATGGCTCTACAGCGCCATTTGTTAGTTGACTGAACATGTATTATCGGAAGCTGTCACTCTACTAACGGAGGGCTCACGCCCGCGGGAATCACGTTAAGGTTAACGGTAAAACCACGTAACTCTATGTCCGCGCCAGTATCCTGCCAGCCCTTGAAGTTGTTGATAAGATTGAATCTCGCGCCTTGAAACCCTTCTTTGTCATACAATCGACGCTCAGCGTAGCCTTCAATCCGCGCCTTCGCGCGTGAAACGGTGTCATTGAACTTGTCGTCCTTATGCTGATAATTAAGCAAAGCCATGCGTCCACTGAACCCAAGAAAAAGCGCCAAGTCAGTAATAGCGGGCGGTATCCTCTCAACCATGACGGGAAGCCCCTTGTCATCAAACACGGCGTAACCGTCCTTATCCAGCAGCGGCCCGCGCAGGCTCTCAAAGTACCTGTCAATAACTTCCTGCATCTGTCCCGGCGTCTTGTACCTTGGCGGCGCTCCGCCTGGGTTGGTAACCGGCAGGCCGTCGATGGGCTTGTTATACCTGTGTGGCCGGCGTTTGGGATTTGGTTTTTTCTGTGGCGCGGCTTTTGTTTCGGATATCATCGGAGCGGCTCCTTTCCGGCGAGGGTAGCTCTTGTACACTATGCGTATGTGCGAATATAGTACCAGAGTATGGGTATCGTGCCTTAGTATAGAGTATGAGTAATATATACTACGCGCGTATACGCGTGAGGGCGGGGAAAATACAAAACGGCGACGTCCGCGCCGGAAATGGCGCTATCATTGCCGTTGAAGAAAAACATTGACATACTATTCCGGTATGTGTTAAGCTTAAATCAAGCCAGCGGGGCGAGGCGGTTAGCTACACCAAGCGAAAGCGAGGTGAAGTGAATGCGGATAACGTTACATATCCTTGGTTACACCGTAACGGTTATCATAAAGCGCAGAAGCCGTCCCCCAGCAAGGTAAACGGCTTCTAACAAAAGTTGTTTGATTGTGCGGGCTAACCGCCAATGAAAGGAGGTTAGCGCCCCGCTGGTTATAGTTTACCATAGAAACAGGGAGGTGTAAATGGCTGAAAAACGCAAGACTGTCACTTCTACGGCGGTAAAGAAGCGATATAACGACAAGACTTATCAGTATTACCGCGTAAATCTCCGAAGGGACACGGACGCCGAAATCATCAAAACCATTGAGGCAAACAAAGCAGCGGGCGTGAGTCCCACCGAAACCATCAGGAAACAGTTTAATAAATAAGCGATAGCCGCTCCCGATCTCGACAATCAAAGCGACTATCACCCCACCAAACCGCGAGGCGGCCTGATATATTTATTTTATCACGCTTCCAGCGGGACGACAACACCGAAGGAGGCGTTTTATTATGGCGAAGCAGGTAACATTTTACAAATTCATTAAGGGTTCCAAGGGATTTGAATACCAAGCGGCACAGGGTTACTACTGGACATCAAAGGGATATGACATATTCGCTTGCAGGGACGCGGCGGGCTGGTGGGAAGCCACCGAAGGGAAAACCGGCCTGCGGCTATACTCATCAACCAAAACAATGGCCGAGCTAAAAAAACATGTAACTTGGCTCATTGAGGAAAAACAACAAGACATACAGGAAAAAATCAAGGCTCACATTGACAGATACGGAATAAGCCCGTTATACGCGAAGGAGGAAAAAACAATGACATACTTTGACAACTGCGAGACCCTGCAAGAACTGAAAACCACCTATCGCCGACTGGCGATGAAACATCATCCGGACCGCGGCGGCGACACCGAAACCATGAAGCGAATCAACGCGGAGTATGAAAAGGCTTTTACCCGGCTCCAGGCGGCCGACACCGCCGAAGCCAAGAGCAGCCGCCGCATGCATGAGGTAGCCCGCGAGTACATGGACATCATCGCCAAGATTATCAACCTTGACGGCCTTGAAATAGAGCTTGTAGGCGCGTGGCTCTGGATCGGCGGCGACACCAGGAAGCACAAAGACGCGCTCAAGGCGGCGGGCTGTTATTGGGCCCCGAAGCGCGCGCTGTGGTACTGGCGGCCAGCGGGCTACAAATCCACTCACAGCAAACGGGATATCAGCTGGATCAAAGCCAAATACGGCGCGGTAAAAATCACCGCCGACGGCCAAGAGGAAGCCTACCAAGTCGCGAAGATAGCGTAAATCGACATACACCGGGCGGGGCGGTATATCCCCGCGGAAAGTGAGGGAAACCATGACATACAGACTAAAAAAGACTATCATCGGGTACCTAATCTATTCAGCCGATTTGCGTAAAATAGCGGCTATGAAACGATTCGGCTGGTATGCCAGGAAAGCGGGGTAAGCCATGGATAACCTATACACAATTAACCGGGAGCAACGGTTTAGCTCATACTTTTACCGGTTCGATGATAGCGCCGATCTGGATAACCTTAAGCGGTATGACCAGTACGCCGCGAACGACATCGCCAGAGCTGAAGAAATTATAGCGGCTATCAAGCAATACCGCCTTGACCTGTTCGCCCACACGCGGGCCCTGCAATCCATCGGGAGCCGTCAAGAGCTACGTTTGACCCGGCAAAAAAGCTGGTCAGATAAAAAAGTGACTTACTACGTGTCAATTCACACTATCTACGATGACCCGAAAATCAAAACCGCGCTAAGCTTCAACAAACCGTTCCCCGGTACCCAGCGCCGGGAGGCATTCGCCTTATTCGAGCAGATGAAGCGGGAGCGGCCAGGCGTCGCTTGTGTCGTCGATATCGACAAAAAAGCGTGGGAGAAGTAAGCGAAAACCGGCGGGATGACCCTGCCGGTTTTTTTCAAGGCGTGAAAAAGGCGCGGGGGGACAACTCCGCGTCGGTGGCATGTACAGCCACTTCACGCTAACAAAAAAGGCCGGGCGCTCTCGCGTCGGCCTCGTTTGTCACTTCTCTCGATTGTACCCACTATACCACGAAAAGCCCGTTTTCGTGTCCTCAAAAAATCCTGATTTATTTCGCATAGTGAATGCTTCTGTTATTATAATTTACCTGAATCCTTACCTGAATATTTTCCAGTGTTAAGCAGAATATGACTGTAAAAGTAGGAATACCTCCTGGTATTAGAGTAAATAAAAAGCCCGCGAAACCTTGATACATAAGGATTTGCGGGCTTTTTATTTTAGCTCCCCGAGTAGGACTCGAACCTACAACCTACCGGTTAACAGAGCGTGTATATAATTGCAAATTTGTTGTTCTATAGCCATTTTCAGGTTTCATTTACCTGAATACTACCTGAATCACTCAAATAATTGTCTAACTTCATCATTGATTTTCTCTTGTGAATTTTATCTAAGTGCGAGTAAATAGCCAGTGTCGTCCTAATATCTGCGTGCCCCATCTGCTGTTGAGCAGTTAGAAGATCAACGCCAGCAAGGTACATCAGCGTACAAAATGTATGCCTAAGCCAATGCGCTGTGAACCGCGGAATAACAAATGGAACACCGTTAGGGTCGAATTTACTTTTAGGTTTATTAATAAAACGGCCATACTTGCAGTTAATTTCAGTTAAATAGGAATCCCACATATTTTTCCAGCTTTGATCAGTATGCATACCCCTCTTAGCATTCGTACAAACATAAAAACTATCACGCGTCTCATTACGCAAATATTCAGTTAGGACGCTCGGTATATCAACAACCCGAATGCTATACTCGGATTTCGCCCCGTCTTTCAATTTTAACTGTCCGTGGTCAGACTCAACGCTTTTCGTTACAGATATCGTTCCTTCTTCCAGGTTGATATCAGTCCATAACAAAGCTATTAGCTCGCCTCGCCTCAGCCCACTGTACATCATGATCATAGCCGCTCGCTTCGCTCTGTGCTCAGTATCTAAGATCCATTGTTGTTCCTCAGGTGTCAGAGCGCGACGCTTTTGCGGTGCCTTTGTCAAAGGCAATGTTACTTTTTCACATGGATTATCAGTAAGAGCCTTGCTTGTACAAGCATACTCAAACACTTGACGAGCAGTTCCCAATATACTTTCAAGGGTTTTTTTCGAAAGAGGCTTGCCAGAAGCCGGACTACTCTCTGCAAGCGGATCGATGATCGCCTCTATGTCACTGACCATGATTTTTGATATAGGCTTATCCCATATAGCCTCAAATTTTGCCACATTCGTATTGTGTGTGGCATATAACTTATCCTTTGAACGAGCACGCTTCCAGTTAAGCCATTTTGTAGCCCACGTTCCAAAGCTATCGTTGGCCGCCAGTATATCTACGCCTTTTTTAAGAAGCGCTTCCAGCTCGTTCTTTTTCGCGTCAGCTTCCTTCTGCGTTTTCCCGTATACGGTTTTTGTTATACGCTTACCGTTCTCGTCTCTCCCTAAGTATATCTGTTTCGGTATCAACCCATCTTTCCGGACAGCGTTTTTCTTTCTCACCATATTATTTCACGCCTTTTTTATTTTTTGATGAAACCCTGGGTAACGGCGGGTGATCCGCGTTTCTACATTCCTATTCAAGATACCGTCCCTCTGCTTCGTGAGATTGATTGTTTTATCATCATCACGCTTCTTTTTTCCAAAAATTTTATTGATATTATGTGTATCTTTCTTAATTATTGTGTATAATATGATTCCACCATCACATTACGTAACACTTCAAGGAGTTGACATTTTATGGCTAATGGTTACCCCCCCCCCCCC